CCAGTCTGGAAGACGATGATCGCCAGGTGTGAGAACCCGAATCACAACCGGTACCACCGGTATGGGGGTCGTGGCATCAGCGTCTGTGCGGCGTGGAAGGACTTCGATGAGTTCGCCAAGTGGGCGGTCAAGTCGGGGTACAAGAAGAGTTACCAGATCGACCGAATCGACCACGACGGGGACTATGAGCCTGACAACTGTCGATGGACGACGTCGCGGGTCAACAACCGGAACCGCACCAACAACCGGATCGTCACCTGGAAGGGTGTCTCCAAGACTCTGGCTGACTGGGCCGACGATCCGCGTTCTCAGGTCCCCTACAAGGTCCTGTGGGAACGGCTGGAAGATGGGTGGGAGTTCGAGAAGGCGTTGATGACGCCGATGCGCCGCAAGGGCGGCTATCGTGTGATCACCGCCTTTGGCGAGAGCAAGTCCCTGACCGAGTGGGTGGAGGATCCTCGATGCGAGGTAGACAGCGTGAAGACGCTGTGGAAGCGCATCAACGACGGATGGCCTCCCGAGCGCGCGCTAACGCGCCCGATGCGTAGACGGGGGGTGATCTAAATCCAATGTCCATAGATTTCCTGTCTCCGACATATCGTGCCGCTGGTACCGACCTAGTGCTGAACATCAGCCCCCTTGGTTTGGTCGAACTAGCGGACGAAATACAGGGATGAATTTGAAGTTCACGGGCCCCGATTGAACCGATATGCCCTGAACTGGGCCATCTACCTGGGGCATCACTGGTCTCACCGACGAGAAATCGGTGAGCACCAGCACACGTCTAACTTCTACCGTGCCTTCACCGATTACATCACGCGGTTTACCTTCGGTAACGGGGTGAAGTTCGAGTCTCAGAACAAGACCTCCGCCATCGTGCCCGACCTGCTGGAGCGGGTGTGGGAAATCGATAACGACAAGGTCCGCACGCTGCTGGAGATGGGGCAGCAGGGCGGGGTTTCCGGAGACGCCTTCGTCAAGGTCGCCTACGAAGAGCCGTACGTCGACTCGGCCGGTATACCCAATCCTGGTCGAGTGAGGATCCTGGTCCTCAATGCCGCCCACTGCTTCCCTGAGTGGCATCCGCATGACAGGACCCGTCTGCTGCGGATGAAGATCAAGTACCGCTTCTGGGGCACCTCTCTTGAGGGCACCCGCCAGGTGTTCACCTATACCGAGATCCTGACTGACGATGCCATTGAGGAGTACCTCAATGACGAACTGATCGACTCACGTCCCAACCCCGTTGGTGTCGTGCCTGTTGTCCACATTCCGAATCAGTTTGTCAGCGGCTCCCCGTGGGGACTTCCTGACTGTCAGGACATCATTGCGCTGAACCGTCAGTACAACGAGGTAGCCACCAGCATCGCGGACATCATCAACTACCACGCTGAGCCGATCACGATCATCACCGGTGCCAAGGCCAGCCAACTGGAGCGCGGGGCCAAGAAGATCTGGGCAGGTCTGCCCAAGGATGCCAAGGTCGAGAACCTGGAGGGAGGGTTTCAGGGTCTTCAGGCCGGTCTCCAGTACCTCGAACTACTGAAGCGGACCATGCACGAGATGGTGGGCGTGCCTGAGACTGCGCTGGGTCAGGTACAGCCCATCTCCAACACCTCCGGTGTCGCGCTGAGCATCCAGTTCCAGCCACTCATGAACTACTGGCGGCAGAAGACCGGTCAGTACGCAGTCGGTCTTCGGCGTATCAACCGGCTCATCCTCAGGACGCTGGCTGTCAAGGAGCCTCAGTCGTTCTTCGTCAGCCCCGAACTGCGTGACATCCCACTGAAGGAGAACCAACTCCCGCAACTGGACCCTGCTGATCCGGACACCTATGAATCCGAGATCGTCTTTCCGCCGCCGTTGCCCTTGGACAAGTTGGTTCTGCTCAACGAGATCCAGGCCAAGTTCGCACTTTCCCTGGAGTCTCGCGAGGGCGCTCTGCGCCTGCTGGGCGAGGAGTTCCCCGAGGAGAAGTTGGCCGAGATCCGTGAGGAACTCATGGACGACGCTATCTCCGACGGCGCACTGAACCTCATCAAGATGCAGATTCAGGGCGAAATCGCTCAGTTGACCGGAATGATGGCCGGACCCGATGGTCAGGCCATCCCGGCTCCTCCGCCCATGCCCATCGACGTAACCGGGGACATGGTTCCCGATGTCATGTCTGGGCCCGGCATCCCGCAGACGCCAGATCCGTATGCCGCAATCGCCGAGCAGAAGATCAGAGAGCAACTGCTCACGGAGGCCTACGGGACTAAGACGGCACAACGCAGGGTCAAGGCCCCTGATGCTGGGGGAAGCGCCCAGTCGTAGCCCCTTCTGGCGGGAATATCACGTCAAGCGTTACCGTGTGCCCATTCCCCCGACGAAAGGGCAACGATGTCTGAACAGGCCGCCGTGACTTCCGTGACTGTCCCTACTGAAGGAGCACCGGGAAAGATGACGGAGGAGGAGCCCGCGGTCGTGCCCGCCAAGGTCAGCGGAAACTCGGATCCGAAGTTCTACACCGAGGCGGACATCCAGCAAGCGCGGGAGCAGGAGAAGTCCAAGTTGTACCGCCGCCTGGAGACCATGCAGGAGACGGTGACTCGACTGGAGGCGGAGCGCCAAGAGCGTGTCGACGCCGAGGCGGCTCGTCAGAAGGAGATCGACGATCAGGCCAGGATCCGACGCGAGGAAGAGATGTCGGCCAAGGACCTCATCGCGCAGAAGGAGGCCGAGTGGCGTGCCGAGCAGGCCGACCTTCGGGCCCAGATCGAGCAGGAGCGGGCGCTGCGTGAGCGGGAGTCCCAGTTCGCCGAGTTGATGGAGGCTCGTCAGCAGGTGCTGGCCCAGTACCAGGACAAGGTCGCGCCGGAACTGATCGACCTCATCGGCGGAGACACTGTTGAGGAGATGGTGCAGTCGGCGGAGGACATGGCCACTCGAACTCAGCGCATCCTGGAGCAGACCCAACAGGCGATGCAGCAAACTCGTCAGCAGATCCCTACCGCACGTGTCACTGTTCCTGTATCGTCTGGACCGGACGACGAAGGGGCAGTCAGGCAGTACACGCCGGATGACATCCGGAACATGTCAATGTCGGACTATGCGAAGCACCGTCAGCGTCTCTTGGGTAGAGGTGCAGGTGGGCCAAAGAACCGGGGACTGTTCGGTTAGCCCACCCCCCTTCGCGTAGAAAGGGTCCTCCGTGACCAACCTCTACCCCTTCAGTCAGGGTGCTGGCGGCAACGCCGCCATCACCGGAACCCCGAACCTCGCCGCTGCCCCCACGGGCTACGACGCCGGGAACCAACTCGCCCCCGCGATCCAGACCATCTGGTCGAACTGAGGGCTACGAGACACCATGAACACGAAGCGGCTCTACACGGGACCGGACCAGGAGATCATGTGTACCTCCTGCCGTCGGGTCCTGCCTGTGGCCGCATTCGCTCTCCGCAAGGACACCAAGGTCCCTCGTGTGAGGTCGAACTGCCGGGAGTGCCTGGCAGCGCGTCAGACCGCGAAGAACCAGGCTGAGCACAGCGACGCCCAGGTGTACTGGTGGAGCCGCAGCATCGCCAAGTACGGACTGACCCCGCAGTCGTGGAGGGAACTCTTCGACTCGCAGGACAGCCGTTGCGCGATCTGCGGTACCGAGGACAACGGCAAGAAGCGGTTCCATGTGGACCACGACCACGACAGTGGCGAGGTTCGCGGGATCCTCTGCACAACGTGCAACGTTGGAATCGGGTCGTTCAAGGATGACGCCGACCTCGTGTTCAAGGCGTTCTCGTACCTGACGATGGCCGTCCAGTCGGGTGACCGGCTGGATCATGACACCGCGATATCGGTGAACCCCTCCGCAGACAGTTCGCAGGGGAATACCGAGGGAACCCGATCTGGGGGCTCCGTAGAGACTATGCGTGGTGCGACTCCGACAGGGCTGGCGGGACAGATCATCCCGTCAGGACTGGAGCCGAAGATATAGTCCGATCTGCACCGATGGCAAAGGTGCAGAGGGCGGCAGAAATGACCGCCCCACTCCCGCAAGGGAGGGGTAACAGATTGCAAAGGAGATCCTCTTCCAGGCGATGCCGATCCTTCGGTTCGAGCAGTTCGCCGTGAAGAAGACCGAACTCGGCGTGGCCCCCGGTCTGACGATCAACTTCATGCGGTACATCAACCTCCCTGCGGACCAGACCCCCCTGGTCGAGGGTGTCCGCATGGAGCCTCGGGCGATCACCGCCGAGCAGTACTCGATCACCGTCACCGAGCACGGCTACGCGGTCGCGGTGTCCGAACTCCTGCTCAACGCCTCGTTCGACGACGTGATGGCCTCGGCCTCGCGTCTGCTGGGCCGCAACATGGCTCTGTACCTCGACGGGCAGGCCCGTGACACGCTGCTCACGGGTACCTCGGTCGTCTTCGGCTACACCCCGGCAGCCGCCCCGATCACGCCGCAGAGCCCCTACGACGCGGGCACGGCCATGGCCAACCGCGCTGCGGTCGTGGCTGCGGGCAACGCCTACCTCACCCCGCACGCGGTCAAGGATGCGGTCGAGACCCTCGCCAGCAAGAACGTGCCTCGGCTGGGTGAGACCTACGTCTGCTTCGTCCACCCGCACCAGAGCCGTCGCCTGCGTGACACCCCCGAGTTCATCGAGGTCACGAAGTACGCGGCTCCGGGCAACTTCATGCTCGGTGAGATCGGTCGTCTCTACGACGCCGTGTTCATCGAGACGACCCAGGTGAAGCAGGACCGCGCCGGTGCGAACCCGGTGTACGACGCACTGATGATCGGCGACAACGCCTTCGGGCACGCCATCAGCCTCCCGGTGGAACTGCGCGACGGCGGCATCATCGACTTCGGTCGTGAGCACGCTCTTGCGTGGTACGCCATCTGGGGCTTCGGCAAGATCACGGACGACGCAGTGGTCACCATCTCGACTAACTGATGCATGCTCTGACAGTGGAAGGGGCGGGGAAACCCGCCCCTTTCGCTATGCTGCTCGAAGTTGACCTATAGGAGGACTACGTGGCCACACCCCGTACCAAGGCATCGGGAGACTTCACCGGTCGTCAGGCTGCTGCGCTGGCCAAGCAGGCGGCAGATGACAAGCGCCAGGCCGCCGAGCAGATGGCGATGATCACCGCTCAGGAAAAGCAGGAGTTCGAGGACACGGTCTTCGACGTCACTCAGCAGCCCGACAGCCCCACCGTCGTGGACGAGGTCGTGGAACTGGGTGTGCTGATGGCCGACGACTCGGTCGTGGTGCGAGTGGCTGAGGACGTGGACAACATGACCTTCGGCTACGGCAACACCTACCACTTCAAGGCGGGTGGCAAGTACAAGGTGCCGACGGGCGTGGCTGAGCGGCTCCAGGACCTTGGCCTGCTCTACGAGCGGCTGTAACATCTCGCTCGTATCCACCTTCCCTCTGGGTACCGACTAAGCCCTTGGCCTGCTTGGCGGGACTGAGGGCTTAGTCGTTTACAGGTGTGAACGGTGCCTGCCGAAGCACACCCTGACGTGCCTGCCTTCTTCGGGGATAGTTGAGCCATGACTGTCGTCATGCCCGCGACCTCTTCGCCGGAGGCAGTCGAGGACACGCGGTCCCGAGTTCTGGATCGAATGCGGACCGAGTTGGGGGACATCTCCCATCCGTTCATGATCGAGATCGTCGGAGACGGGGTACGCACCCACTTCCGGCTGGAACACCGTCCGCTGGACCTGGAGTCGGTCGTCGTCACTCTGGTCGATCCTGGTTTCATCCCGCCTGAGATCCCGGATGATCCCGACGAGTGTCCGCCGAACCCATGCCCCACGGTATTGGTGGGTGTCTTCTCGACGCAGTTCTCTCCGCAGTTCGACGTCCTGCGGCTCCAGATCGAGGACACGGGAGCGGAACTGCCGTTGCCAGAGGCGCGGGTTCATCGTGCCAGCGGTAAGACGCGGGCTGACTGGGACAACGGCAAGGACGTCTTCCAGATCGCGGTCGGCATCTACATCGAGTCCACAGCAGGACAGGTCGTCTTCGATGAGCCACCGCGTGCTGGTGCCATCTACCGCATCGAAGGTCGTAAGTGGCGGTACTTCGACACCCCGGACATGTGCAAGTTCCTGAACACCGCTATCTCGATGCATTCGCACAATCGCGCGAACAGTGCGGGCGGAGCGTTCTCCATCGCGGACATGGATCCGGTCGAGGAGTACCCGCTGGCTCTGCTCGGAACCATCCAGGCGCTGTGGGCCCTGGCTACTGACGCTTCCTTCGACATCGACATCATGGCCCCGGACGGGGTGAACATTCCGCGTTCCGAGCGGTTCCGGCAACTCATGGAGATGATCGGTGCCCGTCAGACCCAGTACGACGAGATGGCTCAGGCTCTCAACATCGGTATCTCACGGTTGGAGACCTACACGGTCCGCCGGACGGCAAAGTTGACCAACCGCCTCGTGCCGGTCTACCTGAGTCGTGAGTTCGATGACTGGTCCACGCCCAAGCGGGTCATCCTCGACCAGAACCTGCTCGGCACGTCTCCGGTCAAGACGATGGTCGGTGCTTACGACATCGACCTGTACTCCGGGTATCCCTGGGAACTCGTCATCGACATCGGCTGTGACCTTGCCCGCGAGGAAGAGGTGTACACGACCACTACTTGGTGGGAGAGCCCCTTTGCCTGCGACTTCACCCGCGAGTTCGACGGCGTGGAGCGGATGTCGAAGACCAAGGAACGCCGAGTCGTCACTGCCTGGACGCCAGAGGCGGGAATTCGTAGGGCGCGCGGCGCTCCGTGGGGTGCTCCGCTACGGAAGATCACGTGTGAAGTGATGGACGAGCGGGCTGGTCTGGTGAAGTTGAGCCTGACGGCACAGGAGACACGGAGACTGCCCTACAACGCCTTCTGGGAACTGCAACTAAGGCCAGACGATGGCGGGGATGGGCTGCCAGTATTGGCAGGAATGATCCGAGCCTCTATCACCGAGGTGGTGCTGTGAGTACGCCGTGCGGTCCTGAGCAGACCACCGTTGTCAAGGTCGTG